TTTATCCAACAGGAAAGTCTATAGCGAAGTTCAGTATGGTATATGAGTCAATAGCGTTAGGTGTTACATCAATCCAAACAAACTTTCACAACATACCAGTTAGTTTATTTAGTAAGTCAATAAACCAGCTACTAGAGTCTAGCACAATAATAATACCAGACTTTAAAGATGAAGCAACAGCAACTTATGGATTGAAATATATTGCAGAAGTTTATGGTTGTAGGTCAAACTATGTTTTTGCAATTAAGACAATGGATAATAAATTTATAGGAGCGTTAGGATTGGATTTTACAAAAAGAAAAGTAAAACTAGATGCAGACTCTATGAATCAACTAATGCTACACGCAACTGCAATAGGAGGAGTACTATATAATCAACTTGTCAAATGAAAGCATCGGAATCAGATGCTAGTAAGATGAAACTAAAGAGTATATTTATATCCACCAAAGTGAAAAGATAATAACAAGATGAAGTTGAAAAACATACTTACATCAATTCAAACAATCAACGAATGTGTGGTTGTTAAAATACCCATTAACAATAAGACAATTCTTGCAAAGAATAGAGATAGGGGGTACAAAGCTCAAATTGAGGTTATACATGAGTTGATTGATGGTGTGGAGGTAATTTATCTTAAAGATAGACTAACTGACTGGAGCGAGGGAATGAATGAGTTTGGGATTGGAATTGTCAATGCCTCACTAACTGTGGATTTTGATGAGAAGGAGGGTGATTTAGCAAAGCGTAACTTGGATAAGGGCAAAGCTCCTAAGGTATCCCATGATGGTCTTAAAATCAGAACATCACTATCAAAAAAGAAACTATCAGACGCCATTCAATCACTAGTAAGCTTTGTTGGAGATGATCATAAAGATGTGGGAGTTAAGGGATTGACAATAATAGCCAACCCCAAATATACATTTTTAATTGAGATGACATCAAAAGACCTTCCAGTAATCAAAAGAATACCCAAAGAAGATACAGTGGTACGTACAAATCACGGGGTTGAATATCCAAATACAGGATACACAACTGGCGTTAAACGCAAATCTTCAATATCTAGAATGAGCATAGCTAAGGAAAAACTAAAAGATGTAACAACTGATTCTGAGGTATTAGATGTGCTAAATAAGCAACACACTAAAGATCCTTTTTTGAATCCATATCGCCGAGAAAACAAACACAACATGGAAACAACATCTCAAATAATGTATAATTTGGATGATTTAATATTCACACTCAAATGGGATGTTGATTTTTCAACATTTAAAGGTGTGTCAGAGAGATTCCCTAAAGGATATAAACCTAAGATTAAAGTAAATATCGAAAAGACAACCTAAAATACACCTAAATAAAATGGACAGTGAAGAGGGTGAACAAAGTACAGAGGGAGAAGTTAGCAACGTGGTTCCTAATGATCGCACTTTTCTTCAATCCACTTGGATTCGATGTAATACAATATTGGCTAATATCAGTAACAGGAAGTTTGTGGAAAGCAAATTTCGTTATGTACTGCTTAACGGGACTATCGTTTGGATTATATACCTATTTTCGTTGGCAATCTAAAAATAACAAATAACACAAAACACAGACTATTTATATATAAAGAAGGGCATGAAATTAATCAACCTAATACCATTAAGAGAAGAAGAGCAGCAAACCACACCAGAACTTACTGCAACTCCCTACTTCCGTGAATTTCAAACAAAGCACGGCTACAAACCATTATTTAATTACTTAGGTATTAAGGGTGGAGAGCATATATTCACCTCACCGGTTGATAATCTAGGCATGCTAGATCTTGTCATTGTTGACGCACAGATTATGGCTAAAGTAACAGATAAAGAGGCTGTATTTGGTTTGATTTACACTAACAATAGCCTCGAAAAATATGACTGCACTATCTGCAAAATGATACAAAAAGGTGGTATTATTGAAGTAATCGCATATGATTCAAAAGACAAGAAAAACTTTGACGCTAAGACAAATCGTTTCGCATCATTAATTGATTAATAATAAAACAATGACAAAAGCAACTGTAAAATTAACAAAAGAAAAAGCATTGCGTGAAGCAATCCGCCGTCTAGCTATAAAACAACTTCGGGAAATAAAAGTGTTTGGTCAATCAAAGGTAATACCACTGAGTAAGTTACCGGCGGATGTAGCTAAGTTGGCTGTGTCTAATGGAAGAAATGATAATGACCAATTTGATGATGTAGTAATGTCAAAAAAAGCGAAAATTCCAGTTAAAGACTTAAAACCAGCACAGAAAGAGGTAATCAAAGAAAAAGCACTTGGTATGGCTATTGATTTTTTGACTAAAGGAAAGTGGGATGGAGTTGATTTAAAAGCAATTATATCTAGTGACAACTACATTATGGATGGACATCATAGATGGGCAGCGGTTTCGTTAATTGATCCTAAAGCTGAAATAAGAGGAACGGTAATAAACCTACCAGGTGTTTCACTAGTATCAGTACTAAACATTGTTACAAAAGCAATGGGTAAGTCTGGAAATGAAGGAGAGGGAGATGTAAAAACCTTCACAGGAAAAGCACTAGAACCAATTATTACAGATGCAATTGAAAATGGAATTAAAGGTCAATATCCAATAACACCAGAAGCAGTAAAAGCAGCCATAGTAAAAGTTCCAGGATCAAATGGTGATGTAGAAAAAGCAAAACAGATAATGATGCAAAATGCGGATTTATTATCTAAAAAGGTTATGCCTGGAGCACCATCGAGAGTTGACATGCCGGTCATAGGTCCAGAGGAGGTTTCTAAGATAGCAACCGCAATCAAGAATGGAGTTGTAGACTTTACAAAACCATATAGCTCAGCAGTCTCGGATAAGATTGTGCAGGAGGTATTAGTTAATAAAGGTGAAAAAGCATTGCGTGAAGCAATCCGCCGTCTAGCTATAAAACAACTTCGGGAAATAAAAGCGCTTCGGGAGGGAGAAGATGAGGAGGTTGAAAAGGAACAACAACCCGAAGAAGAGGTGGAAGCAGGATTGGAAGATGATTTTCAATCTGCTGTTGATGTATTCACTCGCAAAATAAGTTTATCACGACAAACACCAACAAATGAAGACTTAATTGATATGCTATCTCAAGTAGTTGAGAGGTTTACAACCACTAGTGAAGAAAGGTTGAGTTTATTAAAAGGCATACGAGACATAACCATACACTAATGAAGACGAAAAACATAATAAAGAAGCTAAGAGAAGACTCACAATACCAGGAGTTTTTCAAAAAAGCAATGAAAAAGTTTGATATATCTTCACCAACGGACTTTAAAGATTTAGAAAAGAAGAAAAACTTCTTTAATTATGTAGATAAAAGCTACACAGCGAAGAATGAATCATAGAAGTATATCAGGTAAATGAAAAGCAAAGTTACAAATATAAATTTAATATTAGCTGCGGTAATAGTATTGCTAATTGGTTATGTGTTATTATACAACAAGACAGATAACTCTGTAATTGATATAAAGTACAAGACAGAGATAGATAGTCTAAACCAAGCAATAATATTACAACACCAGAAGCAGCTAGCTTTAAATGAAATGATCATAACCAAAGAACTAACAATAGTACAGTTAGATCTGCAGATAGACTCAACAAAGCAAGTAATCACTCAACAAAGAAAATACTATGGTGAAAAGATTAAAAATGCTGGTCGTTATACTCCTACTGAGCTCGACAGCTTTTTCTCAAATCGATACAAATAAAGGACAGCTAATTTGTATCACTCAAACAGTAGCACAGAGAGTAGCAGCTGATCTAATAAGATTAGACTCGGTGTCTATTGAATTAACTAGCACACAATTTATTTTACAAAAGACTGAACAAAAGGTGTGTGAGTTGGATAGTCTAATACTAGTTTATAAGGAAAAGGTTTTGACCTTCGAAAGTGAAGTAGCAACACAAAACCAAAAGTTTAGTATATGTGCAAATAGGATAGATAGCTTAGAGAAGGATGTTATCACTTTAACCAAAAAAAACAAAAGAATGAAACAATGGTTAGGTGGTATGGGAGGAGGTTTAGTAGCTACCCTACTAATTATAATTACAAAAAAGTAGTATGTTAGAGCCAAAAAAAACTCTTAAAGACATAATAAGGGATGAGTATATAAAGTGTGCTCGTTCTCCAACTTACTTCATGAAGAAGTATTGCGTAATACAACACCCCACCAAAGGCAAAATACCCTTCCATCTATACACATATCAAGAAGATGCACTGGATAATTTCCAAAACTTTGATAGAACTATTATTTTAAAATCTAGACAGTTGGGTATCTCAACACTAATAGCTGGCTACGCATTGTGGATGATTTTATTTCAAAATGATAAAAATGTTTTAGTTGTTGCAATTGACCAAAATACTTCCAAAAACCTCGTAACAAAGGTACGAGTAATGTTTGACAACTTACCGAGTTGGTTAAAACTAAAAGCAGTTGAGAGTAATAAGCTGTCAATGAGACTCTCAAACGGGTCACAGATAAAAGCAGTATCGAGCACTGGAACTTCAGGACGTTCAGAATCATTATCATTGGTAATTATTGATGAAGCTGCATTCGTAGACGCAGCAGAAGAATTATGGGCATCACTACAGCAAACACTATCAACGGGTGGGCAAGGTATATTGCTATCAACACCAAATGGAACTGGTAATTTCTTCCATAAGATGTGGACCAAGGCTGAGAGTGATGAGAACAAATTTAAGACGATAAGACTCCCATGGTCAGTTCATCCTGACAGAGATCAGGTATGGCGAGATAGGCAGGATGAGGAGTTGGGGATAAGGTTAGCGGCGCAAGAATGTGATTGCGATTTCTCCACATCAGGCAATACTGTAATAGCTCCCGAGTTAATTGCATACTACCAGGATAATTTTATAAAAGATCCTATTGAAAAGAGAGGCTTTGATGGAAATC